AGAGTCAGTAATCAAATTCGTCCTCGCCTCCTCAATCAACAGCCCCTTCCTGTCGCCTGTCACGGGATCAAAGTCGATGCGTGGTTCGTTATCAAAGTGGTTGTAGATCAGTAGTGGATCGTCAGGGTCATCGAGAGTGAATTGCTTGAGTGAGATGTTGTCGATGGTAGCTGTGCCTGAAGATGCCCCCTGCAATAGTATTCGCAATTCTGGAACTCCGTCTGCTGTTGCTAAGAAAGTATGGTTATAAACACCGGAAGCAGATGCTAAAATGTCAACTTTGCGAGCTCCGTTAGTATCGTAAAGCTCAAGATTAACGGTCAAGCTAGTAGAAATAATTTCAAACTCAACAACATACAAAGAACCAGAAACAAGTGCAGTTAGATTTTGATTTGTAACAGAAGTTGATCCAGTAGGAGTTCTTTCTAAATCCATGTAACCTGATGCATTCCACGATAAAATGTTGTTTGCATTCATTAAATTCCACCCACTAACATCACTATCAAACGTCCCATTCGTCACCAGTTCATCACCATATCTCACACGCCGTACAGACGTGCCTCGTGAAGCCCGACTAAACGTAATCAGATCTGCAAAGTTGTCGTATGTTCTGCTCATCGTGTCAGTCCTGTGTTGACGAAACTGGTTTCACTGGAGTCAAACACCAGGTTCAGTGATGGCTCCAAGGATGGCTGTGTGAGTGCCTGTAGTGTGGCATCGTCCAATCGACGTGCAAAGTAGGTGAGTTGTTTGATGTGGCCGTTGAGAAAGCTAAAATTCGCTGTAGCACCTACTCCTATGTTTACATTATCAACTGTCGGTATGGTGCCTGATGTATCAGTAACAACTGTCCCGCCATCAAGACACGCTCCAAAATTGTCTTCTTGATATGCAGCAGAATGCTTTGAATACTGATTTGAATAATAACGTCCTGCATCCAAAGCGGCTTGCGTTACACCGCCTGATCCAACAAACAGATGATTTGCTGTATGCGCTTGCATAATTATTCGATTGGATGTGGTGCCATCGCTTAATGCAAGTACCCTGTGAGAGTTATTGTGTACAAAAGTTTGCGCTTCAGTAAAAAACGTACCCTCATCCTGACTAAACCCAAACGCACTGGTCGCCACACTAGCCACATCAGCACTGCGTGTCACAGTCGATCCGCTTGTTGGGATGTAGGAGGTTGGGAAGGCGGCTTCTTCGAGTTGAGCGCCGAATACCAAGATTGATGACGTTCCATCAAGATCTACGTTAGTGGCGTTATCGCTTTCGCAACTATAAAAACGAAACACTCCTGAAGTATCTGAAGCATCTGTTGTAAATGTAATGCTACACCGATGCCATCCATTGCCAAAGTCTTCTATCGACGCAGTGTGTGGTGAGTGTACAGTGCCAAGTGTTCCACTGCTTAGATCAAACCATGTATTACCGTTTGCAGGAGTTGTAAAAAAATGAGTACCGATAGCAAGAAAATTGATCTGATCTGCTTTGGCAAAAATAGACAATGTATATTCAGTCGATGCGCTAACAGCGAAAGGGGTTTTTACAATATAAACTGGCCCCGATCCTGTTCCTGCATTGTCTACTAACGTATATGCAGAAGTTTGACCATCTGGCCCCGTTGCATTTTTTAATAAAGTCCCTGCATTACTATTAGTACCCCAATATGCATCATCAAATTCTTCGCTATACTCAAGCTCATTCGTCCTCGACTCTTCAATCAGCAACCCAAGGCTCTCATTGGTGGCAGGGTCATGGTCAAAGCGTGGTGCGTAGTAGGCAGAGGCTGTCGTTGGGTAGTAGGTTTCTAAGCCTGTGGCAACGTCTGTGCGCTCTTGCATTTCTTTGTCTGAGCGATACAAGTGGGCGCCCCAGATGTAAATGCCAGATGTGCCGTCTCCTGTATAAGACGCATAGCTAGTGCTGTTCAAGATGTAGATATCAACGAAAGAACCGCTTGAAACAGAAATTGAGCATCTGTACCAACCATCTCCAACATCAGTCATTGAATTACTATCTGAATCAGAAATCCCTCCAACCGAAAAAGAAGATCCAGATGTCAGGTTAAATCCATAACCTTTGCCTGATCCAAATAACAAAATTTTATCTTTTTCATCTGCTTTTGCAAAAACTGAATAGGTTGATCCTGTGTGAGATACACTTGCTCGTATTGCAAAAGAATTGGTAGTAGCGACATCAGTAGTTAGTTTATCAGCGGTCAAAGTGCCGTCTGGAGCCACACTGTCATTAGCGGTTACTGTGGTGTCAAACTTTTGCCAAGCCGCATTATCAAACTCCTGACTATACTGAAGCAGATTATGCCCCGCCCACTTCAGCGTACCGTCTGAGTCCACCACTGTGGCGTTGGAGCCTCTGGAGAAATCGACTCGACTGTCTAACGCCAAATCCTCTGCAAACCGTAGGTCAAGCTGTGGACGTATTCCCTGTGCAGATTGATTAGTCTTTAGTTTATTCAGAGGATTGAACGAATACATTAGAACATCTCCGTTACGTACAACGTACCGTCAGCCGTAGAACGGATAACAGACACATTATCGCCTTCAAAGACGTGGATATACTCAACAGTGCCTGCAGGAAGGTAGATATCCGATGTTGTTGCTGTAGAACCTACAACATAAAAACAATCAATATCTGTTGCCAATCTGACAACACGACAGCCTGTAGATGCACCTGAAGAGGTAGTGTTAGACGTTGAACGAATGTTCACGGTTTGGGTAGTACCCGGACGCAGTACCTGAATTGGTTTTGCGTTTTTATCAATTGCTAGTTTAGACATGGTTTTCTCCGTAGGTGTAAAAGAGGAAAACTGTAAAGAGGAAAGCCCCCGAAGGGGCTAACCAGTGCGGTTTATGCAGGGAATGCAACAACCACTGCAGACTCAGGACGTAATACCTTCACACCATAAAGTGTGTCAGCAGTGAACAGATCAGCAAGATACTGTTGCATGTACTGAGTTTGTGAGCGAACACCCATTTGCTCAACAAAGACCATTGCATCACGGTGTCCAAGGATCGCCGCTTTAGTGTCTGAAGCTGAGTTTGAGTTAGCCGCCGCAGTTTCAATAACAGGGGCGTTAGTTGAAACGTAGATGTCTACACCATACAGTGTACCCACTTGTCCGTTTGTTACAGGCTGTCCAGATACAAAATCTGAAGAGACATAACGCTCAATGCCACGGATCTCTTGGATTACTGATGGAGGAACAACGAAGAAACGCTGATCCATTGGTGTATCGTTGTCATCCAACTGCTTGATAGCGGCACGGAAGCCTGCATCAGTAAACACGTCAGCAGGAACAACAGTGTCAAGTGCATAAGCACTGAGGCCGTTGTCAGCATCCATGTAGTATGAGTTGGAGTGAATCCAGTCAGTACCAGTTCCTGCGTCATCCCCAAGGAATTTACCAAGAGCAAACAGGTCTGTATCAACACGTGTTGCCAAGGCATAGCCTGCATCAGAGGTGTAGAACTGACGGAGTGAAGACAACGCCTGAACGTCAGTAATGTCTTCGATCAAACGTGAGTATTCGTAGTGTTGGTTGATAGCAACTTGCACTTCTGACTCAGTGTTTGTAATCAAAGTCACCTGATTTTCAGATGTCTTCGCAGTAGCGTTGCCACGCTCAGGCTTAGGGATATGAATTGTATCGCCTTTCTTGCCTGTCATTGGCATACGGTTTACAAGGTTTGCAAGTACGAGGTTTTTCTCGTAAGATGCGATAATTTCGTCAGACCAAATCTCTGGGATAAAGGTTGCCGCAGTAGTATTGGTGACGGAATTGGTGGGAGAAAATTCACCAGCCATTTTTAAGCTCCTTAATGCTTAGGTTATTTAACACGACCTTCAGCGTATGCTTGCATAATTTCATTTGAAAGTTGCTGATAACGCTTAGGGTTTTTCTGCATGAGTTCAATAATGTCGGCACGACGATAAATCTTCCGAGAAGGAGCTTCACCAGATCCTCGACCACTGCCCGTTGATGCGGCTTTTGCTTGGCGTTGTCTGTCAACTTTTTGAAGTGTCTCAGTGGTTGATACTGCTTGTTTACGCTCTTTCCAGAGACTAAACAATTCATCAGCACTATCAAAATCAAAATGTTGATCAGCCCTAATGTAAAGTTCTGTACGGACTTTTGAAGATTTAATCCATTCTGCAAAGGCTTCGTCTTGGACGATTTCTTTAAAGTCTGGATGTTTATCTTGCAATTGCCCAAGAATGGAGGCTTGCTTTGCTTGCCTTGTATATTCTTCAGCTTCTTTAATTTTAGGGTGCCGTTCAATTGCTCGCTGAACAGCGGCTTCAGGATCATAAAAGAAGTCAATCTCTTCTTCTTCCTGTTGTGCCTGTGGGCTTTGCTTTTGTGTATCGAGTTGAGTCTTAACAAAGTCATCAACAATCTTACGAAGTTCACCGACTTCAGAGCTTTGGCGGCCTAAAAGCTTTTCAGCTTCTTGGTGCATCCGCACAACATCTTTGATGTCTTTACCTTGATACTTGTCAGGGATTGAGTCTTCTTCGACCTCCTGAACAGTTTCCTCAACAGGCTGTTCAAGTTGTTCAGTATCTTCAGTATTTTCTAATGATTCGTAGTTTTCGTTTTCATCCTCTGTTGGACGCTCAATCAGTTTTGCCATATTGTACTCCGTGCTGTTAAAGCATTATGGAAGTGATTATTTACGTGCGGCTCTTTCATGATCTCTTGCCCACTTATCATCAGCATCGGGCCAGCCGGTGCCTTCAAATTTCGTAGAGATCGGAGAGATTATCCGCACTGCGGTATGTCCACACTCATAACAGGTGCGTAACTTATCATCTGAGTTACACCACTGTTCTTCAATGTGGTTACATTCTGTGCATTTGAAATCAAATCTTTTCAGCATTTTCAGCCTCCAAGATCATATCATATGCTTCTTTCAAAGACACTTCAAAGTTACTAAGTCTTTGAAGTATATTTCGTTCTCCCTTTACCAGATTCAATGAGGCTTCATCTTTTATATCCTCAATACGGTAAGCGGTTAAACTATCGTTTAGATCTGATATAAACTGTTTCCAACCTTGGTGTAAAAACAAGTCAAAATACAGTTCATAATACTTTTCATCTTCTTTGGTCAACACATTCTCCTTGATGGTGCGTTGTCTATATAGAATATATTAGCATATTTTATGCCAAAAGTCAAGATTATGTGTTTGTTTTTCTGGTTGTTGTTGGTTTAGCCTTTGCATTTTGCTCTAATTTGGTGATTCTTTTGTCTAAACCATCTAAGATTTTGTTAATTTCAACCAAGATTGCATTCAGTTCGGTTTGGCTAATCACAGATTATTTTCCCTCATTTGTTTATCAACAATTCGTTCATCAGATGCAATCGCTCGTTCCTTCAACAGTAATTCAGCAAGTTTGACTCTGCGTTCGAACTCTTTCTCATCTTGATCTCCGGGTTCAAGGTTTGTTGTTAGCACCTTCAACCGGTCTGTTTCATGATCGTAAGCAACAAATTGTGTTTCTGTTGAAACTTTACGTGCTCTTGCCATTGCTTCAGTTGATTGCGCCTGATATAGGTCTAACTGAGCTTGAATTTGAGCAAGCTGTATTTGTTGCTGTTGTTGTTCAGCCTGTGCCGCTTCAGGGTTTGGCTGATTAGCTTGGCGAAGCCCTTGTATAATTTGCTCACGGTTTGACAAGTTCATGTTATCAACAATGGATTCAATCAATAGCGGATACATTGGTGAATCCGGTGACATTGTTTGAAGCAGTTGTACAAGCTGTGTGACTTCATACTCACGAGCAATAATGCCAAGAGAGCTTGATGCTGTAAACTTGTAGTCCTGTACAGGGTATAGCTCTGGATCAAACTGCATATACCGATATGCCGCTTTCTCAACAAAAGGTAACAAGAAAGCTTCTTGGAAGTTAATCAATGTACGCTTGTGGCGTTTGATGATTGCTCCCAACGACATACTGATACCGGCGGCAGTAGAGTCTCCGTTAATACTACCGGGGATTCCTGCCGCATCGATAGAACCTGTTGCCATCTGCACCATAGTTTGCAGGTCTTTAGCTTGGGTGAACGAGACCTGATCAAGCGCACCGAATTTAAACGGTTGGAGGATTTCTGAAGGATTACCGTTTGTAAGGATGGTCTTGCCGGGTCTAATTTCCATTTTTGCTCCACGAGGAAGGCGTGAAGCATCAACAGCAAGCATAGGATGTACAGTAAGCGCAAGTGCGTCAATTCGTGCTCTCAGTTCAGTGTCAAGTGCTTTTTGGGCGTTGTAACCTTTTTCACAGATGCCACGACCCCAGAACCGCCCGGGAACAACATCCCAAGGAAATGCAACGACAGGTCTGTCCTGCATCATGTAGGGATTTTCTTCAATTTTAAGTAGCGTACCACCATTCGCCAACACAACAATTGCTTCAATGTATGACTTGTTT